ATGGTTTATGTTATCAATCGATATGGGGTAGAATCTCCCGCTGAGGCTGCAGTAAGAAACCGTCTAGAGAGAGACCTGAAAGAGATCGATAAACAACTTAAAAGCCCTCACCTCAGTGATAAACTTAAAAAAGAACTTATTGATGACCGCGATTCAACAGTACGAAAGCTTGTTAACATCGGTAAAACAATGGAAGTTATTCCTTTAAACATAGAGAAAGATGATTAAACGGCCCTTACCCTTAGGCCGTATATAACTATTTTGAAACTTGTAAATCCATATCTAAATAGACATCAAGCATGGACAGGCAGCCGTCAATAAAACCCTCAGCTATCTGAATTTCGATACGAACAACTTTTTCGTCTTTCCTCCACATCTTTGCAATTTTCCGTTTCGGTACTCTATACAGATAGTGAGCCACTAACAACGAATGCTCATAGGGCCTCTTTTTCTTCAACGCAGCCATGCAGCCTTCGATAATCAACCCATCGTCATCAGTACACATAATCCTCGTTTTGGTGGTTTGCGGTAGTAGCCCTTTAAAACCAGCTGCGATGGAAGAATAATCAATATTGCATGAATCACTTGCCGCCCACGCACCCCACAGTTCAAGAACCTTTTGTATATCACGCATCCGCTTTCTCCACACATTACGCTTTCACAATAGCGCCAATACCTAGCGCCCTATTGAGGAATTGCAATAGCAGCTCTATCTGGCTGCCGTGCCGCCGCTCCCAGGCGCTTACGTCCCGGTGCAGCTCGTCGTGACACCGCCGGCATAGCGGGATCACAAACAGGTCATGGGTCTTGGTTCCGACACCACCCAACCCTAGACCTGAATTGATGATGTGATGTGGGTCATCGGCAGGGTTTCCGCACCCGCAACACGGCTGTGTTTTCACCCAGCGTGTGTACTTCTCACTCTCCCAGCGCTGGAGCTTGGGACGCAGCATAAAGCCTGCCGCTGGCGTTTCATCTGCCGCCAGTTTTAGTACCGGCTTCATTCTCTCCTGTGGGATGGCAGCCTCTGCTGCTTCTACCGCTGCGGCCAGCACGCCCTGAGCCGTTGGCCGATCAGGTACGATGGTCGACTCGCTCATCACACCGGTGATCTCTTCTGGCTCGACACCAGTAATACGACGCGCGATGCCGCCGGGGATCAGATCAGCCACACCGAATACCAGCGCCCACCAACACAACTCCGGCTCAGTCAGCTGATGCCCTTCCGGCAGCTTGAGCCCACGGCGGGCAGCCTCGATCACCCACTCTGCACGGTTTTTCTCGCACAGCTCTGTAAACAACTTGCCATCGGTACCTCGCATGGCGTTGTCACAAGCCCAGCACAACCTGGCGCCACCGTTCTCACTCTCGGTATTCGTCAGCTCTATGCTGTGGTAGCCATCGCGCACGTTCTTCCACTGGCAGTAGTGGAATGACTCTAGGTAGTCCACAAAGCGCATGTACAAGCTGGCAGCTTTCTGCACGCGCTCATGAGCGAAAAAGGGACGCCATACAGGATCCGCCGCAATCAGCTGCTCAGATACCAGTTCGCCGGCGGGGCTGTCATGAAATGCAGCCGGAACGTCAGCCAGCATCACGCGCTGGCCATCGGTGAATCGGCAGGTTAGCTTTCCGGTTTTCAGCAGAACAACACCAGCTCTCCGCTGCGGGAATGCGGTAAACAGCATGCGCATCAGGCTACCTCCCTCCGCTCAAACCGTCCCAACTTCGGGTGATACCAGTATTTGCTGCGCATTGGCCTTGTGGCCTCATGGATGACAACGTCAACGGCGCGGAAGAAGTCTTCCTCATCGGCAACGGTCGCGTTTGTCACTATGCCTCCAGGAGTCATGAACGGGACCTTCTTACTGTGGACGCCAAACGCCTTAATCAGATCGCGCGTCTTCTGCTCGGATAGCCCACTTTCAGCTGACAAGTTGCGGATAGTCTGCCAGCCTGGCGGAATAGCACCGGCGGCGATCTCTTTCACTTGCTGATCAACTAGAGCAACCTGTTGCTGTACCTCCTCAACCTGACGCTCGATACGTGCGGCTTCCATAGCTACTTGCGCAATCATTTCTAGTTGGCTCGTCGGCCTCGCTGATAGCTCCAGCTCTTGCCATCGCCTGATGATTGCCATCCTGTATTGAGCGCTATACCCCGCGACGAGGCAGATTGATTGGGCCTTATCCAGTAGGAGCATCGGATATGTTCTCCCCTGCCCGTCTTGGTAATCTCCCCTAACTTGGGGAGATTGGAGCTCAGCCAGCAAATTGCGGGCATCGCGTAAAACATGGTCATGACGTTTACCAGTCAACTCCGCAATTTCCCTGGTGGACATCATTATCACGCCATTATTAGTAGGCGAAATCGGATACATCGGCACCTCCACACTGTATGAGTAACCGCCCCCCGGCATGGTCTGGCGGCTCATTTATTTTACTGGATCTCCATACAGCTTTCAGAAAAAAATGGCATAAATATGAATTTAATTCATTGATTAATATAGCATATTGATTGAATTGCATTGATCGGCGCTCGCTATTATGTCGGCCTCCTTTTTGGCATTGCAGTAAACGGTTGAATCACGATCTCAACACATCCCCCTTGCACAACTTCACCGAACTCAGCCCTCAGCCGCTTAATCTGGCTGTCGTCATGCCAGATACCGATCTTCGTCATAGAGTCCAAAGGCGCTTTGAAAAAATTATCCAGATCGCGGCGGGCGCGGGTCGGCGGGTACAGGATGACATCCACAGATAAATCACCGGCCATCGGTGCAGGATAGCGGTGCAGCTGCTCAAGAACGCGGGCTCGACATTCAGTATGAAATGCCCGCCCTTTGGCACTAACCAGATGGCGACCAGCAAGCGGCCCCCGCGAGGGGGCGCGCCAGTATGTGTTAACGCTAGGTGGGAATGGGAGGTACAGCCTCATGCAACCTCCATGTGATAGCCGGGGATTAGTTCACAACTTTTCTCGCACTCATTACCCCAACTATCCCAACCATCGACCTGACCCCGAGCGAATAACTCAATGCGAGGGACATCACCAAGCAGCTGCACCAGCAACTCTCGGAACTCGGGCGGCTTGGCGCTATGTTTCCCACGCGGGAATGTCTGATGCTGGCAAATACTGGCATCGAGACGTAACGGTAATTTCCCTCTCACAGCGAATAGGCAATCTTCAGAGTTAGCCCTGGTCATATGTCCCATGCCGATCGCACTAGTTCCTGCTCGTCGGTTGGTTTTGTGCCAGGTAAACCCCTTCATCGTCATCAGGCGGAACCCCCACGCCTCAACGACGCGAAGAGCCTCTAACGGCTGTGTTGGCACCCACCACATAGCTAACAGGCAGTTATCACCAGCCATATCCCATACCGGCAATCTGCAGATCTCTTGTACGCTCATAGTCGTATATTTATGCGAGGCACCGCGTTTACCACTGGAAGCCTTGTCACGATATGACCAGGGCGGATCGGCGTAGATAATTTGATACTTCACAGAACGCCCCCTACGCAGTTGTCATAGTCCATACGAGGATCACCGCTGATACGCTGAGCGCCGCGCACACGGAGTGATAGCTCATTACGACGAGCCACAACATCGTTGATCTGGTATGCATCAGCATATACCGCCGCTTTTGCCAGCTCCGTTAATGCCCGTCGATTCAATCCACGCCCAGCCAGCTCCTCTGCTCGCTTACAATACAAGGCGGCCATTCTTGAATTTTCCCTGCTCATGCCGCCCCCCTGCTTGTGTTCACGCGTATCTGGTGCCTGATACTAGCCAGCGCGGCCAGCCCAATTGACTTGTAATACTCCGGGTTACCGGCTAGCTCTGCGGCTGTTTTTGGCCGACGGTTATCGGCAATGCGGGCGACTGGATTGGGGATAGTCTTACCTTTCACGATATCACGCGCCCAGACGGCGAGCTTAGATTTGATGGACTTCATCACCTCAACGTCGGTGTAGTTGTACTGCTGCATCAGGCGACGCACATCCAACACGATCCAGTACATAACCGGATGCGGCCAGGGGTATGTCTCCGGGGACTGATAGCGACCGCGCTCTGCGGCATACCGCTTGAACTCATCAAAAATATCCGACGCCGCTGGCAACCCAACCGCTGAAACCATCCCATCACGGCACCAGGCAATAAACTTTCCGCAGCTCGGCCAGAAGTCAGTCTCCTGCTGGCGCGCAATACGCATACCGGCGCGGACCTGCTCGACTGTCGTGATCCCGTTCTCGGCAAATGCCAAGATCCACTGGCGTTTAGTCGCCGCTTCGGCGGATGGGTCGGCCATCACCGTATGCCTGGCTGCCGGGAAGATCTGAACCAGGTTGTCGAACAGCACATCCACTAGCTGCTGGGCGTCGGCGTTTACTACTCGGCGTTGGCTAACATCACCACTGGCCATAGTCGCCAGCGCGCCACCATCGCGATTTTTGATTACCGTGGCTAAATCTTTCATAGCGTACTCTCCCAACCTTCCGGGCTATTCCAGTGTGGTCCAGTAGACGCGCCGAACGGCGATGCACTCCCGCGATTCCAGGAGTTACCGCAACGCGACGGTCGGCCAGCATTGGCCCAGTTAGTCGCCTTCACAACGCGCTCATCGAATCTCGATGCTCTAAAAATCGTGGTTGGGCAGAGATGCTCTCGCATTTCAGGATCTGCGCCCCACATCTCGGACAGGTAGTCCATGACTAACCGGCAATCATCAACGGTGAAACCCTCACGCAAGCGAGCCGCAATCTGCTTGGACGCAATCGTCCCTTTGCGGAATCCAAGCGGTTTGGGCTTACCAAGCTTTTCAGCCAGGGTAGCGATGTTCCGATTCAGATGGTCAATCAGGATTGACACCTGTTCAGCAATGACATCCCCCTGGGGGGTTGGGGGGGTAGATCTTTTACCATTTAGGTTCCTGATAGATTCCGTATCCCGTTTTTGGGTGTCTTTCCCTCCAAAATTGGGGGTCTTTCCCTCGCTAACACTACCGTTTTCGGGTTCCTTTCCATCTGGAACACACCCGTTTTCGGTAACGTTACCGTTTTTGGGTGTCTTTGCTTTTTTAACAGCACCGTTTTTGGGTGCCTTTAAAGACTCCCGTTTTTGGGTGTGTTTTGAATCCTCATAGCTCTCAGACACTCCTACCAGGCGATAGACGATAACCTGCCGTGTAGCCCCACGGCGTTCTCCGGTATCCACAATCAGCCCCAGCGCAACCAGGTGTTTTAGGCTTGACTGCACTGTTTTTACATTCAACTCCGTGGCATCAGCCAAGGCGGCAATAGACGGGTACGCACACAGATCCGCACCGCACATATCAGCCAGCCAGGTTAAAACTGCCTTGGATGAGGAGCGCCCCGTCTTGATGGGTTTGGCCCACCGCATCGCATCAATGCTCACGCTAACCTCCGAAAACGGCTTTTAAAAATGGATAGAGCGGTTTCAATCGTCCACTCATAGGCGGGATCTGTTAGCTGATAGGTGACAATCTGCCTTTCTGTGCATGTCGACACTACACGCACGATATGGCCATGGGTGCCCATGTACAGATGGCCAACCCTCGGAAACTTAGCCATGCGCCCTCCCGTTCCCGTAAAACTCACCCCACGCCGCATCAACAGCTGCGCGACCTACTACCACACCCTGGCGAGGTTGGTGGTTGCCTGGCCTATTGGATGCCGCTACGATTTGCTCATAGCTAAAGCGGCCACCAACAATCCGGCACCGAAATTGCGTTGATGGGCGGTTTTGGCTTAAAATGTTCATGCGTTTGAATCTCCACACAGGGCTTTATACGCAACCGACGCACCGGGACGGCATTCCCGGTGCGTCACCCACACGCCTGAATCGTCAGTAATTGCTGCTCCATTCAAAGCCATAAACGCGAAGAAGCCATACACGTGATGACGCATCTTCTTCCAAAACAACGCTGTTAACTCCCGCTTCTCATCACTGCAAATTACACCGTCTGCGATCGCCTCAATCTTTGCTTTAGCCAATTCGCCATCGGCGGCAATCTCTCGCATGGAATGCTCGTAAAGCTCCACATTGTCGAGCTGCTCTAGTACGGGGATATCAACCAGCAGTTTTCCTCGGCGTGCGGCGTGGTACTCAGCCAGCAGTGACGTCCCGGATAAATCCTCCATCTGCTCTATCTCTGCCAGCGTGAAAAACCGGCTAGCACACTTCTGATCCAAGTGATTGCGGAACGCGTCATAGGTCATGCCAAGCTGTGCGGCCATCGCCTTCTGGCCGCCTGGGTATGCTCGACACATTTCCTTGATCGTTGTCTTGATGTCTACCATCGTCTTTCCCTCTCGGTAGCTACTGGTGATTACTTGCAAATGTTAAATTTCGTGCTCATAGGCTCTATACCATCAGCCTGTAAAAGAGCGGTGTTGCTTATGCGGCGCTGTTTCCGGTAGGCGGGAACAGGTCAGGAAGGTCAGGTCGGATTTCGTGAGCCTTTACCTTCCCCCCGGTGGCGTTGACGATTGCGATCACCTTCTCTGGTGATACGGTTCCGCCGTTTAACCATTTGTGGACAGCGGGCTGACTAACGCCGCAAACAGCAGCGAGTCGCCGTTGACTGCCAACAATCTTTAAAACTCGCCGAATAACTTTATTCATTGACTTTTGCCCGTAGTTTGTTGCGACAGCACACACTATAACCTTAGTTATTGTGGTGAGCAATAACTTTTATTATTTTACTTCCTATAACAGCGGTTATAGATTCATACTTATGAAAACATTCAATGAAAGACTCAAGTACGCGATGGCTTTGGCCAATATGTCTCAAGGACAACTGGCAGAAGCTGTTGGGATATCTCAGCCAGCTGTGCAAAAAATGACATCTGGAAGAACATCTGGAAGCAAAAAAGCCGTTGAGATAGCTGGGGCGCTAGGGGTTAGGCCTGAGTGGCTAAGTTCTGGTATTGAGCCCATGCGCGCGGAAGATATGGGTTCATCAATTCCTCCAGAATCTGACTGGGGAAAAGTAAACTCCTGGGATGGCGAAACGCCACTGGGTGATGATGAGGTTGCTATCCCATTCCTAAAGGATATCGAGTTCGCGTGTGGAGATGGATGCGTTCAGGATGAAGATCACAACGGGTACAAGCTGTGGTTTTCAAAATCCACGCTGCGTCGAGTAGGGGCAAATAGCGATGGTTCTGGCGTCCTCTGTTTTCCAGTGAAGGGGGATAGCATGGAGCCACTAATTCCAGATGGCGCCACCGTGGCTATCAACACACTGGATAAGCATATCGTTGATGGAAAGATCTACGCTATCAATCAGGATGGATGGAAGAGACTAAAAATTCTGTATCGCACGGGGCCAGACCTGATCAGCATCAGGAGCTTCAACAGTGAAGAACATCCAGCAGAAGACGCACAATTGAGCAAGGTTGAAATCATAGGCCGCATGTTCTGGTCTGCCATGATCTGGTAATCCATCATCACCATACCCCGCCTCATAACAAACCGGCCTTGAGCCGGTTTTTTCTTGCATAAAATCCGAAATCCAATAACCGACCGGATAAATTTACAAAATAAAATCCCTTTGTTATCACCCACATATAACTTTCATTATGCATAATATAAACAAAGTTATTGATTAAACTCATAACCAAGGTTATTGTTATGGACATCGAGACGGAACACAGTCTCACGCTCTTTAACAATAAGGTTAGGGCTTTCACAAAACCTTAATTCGGGGTGCCGCCGAATGTCTTAGCTAACCCGTTTGAATCGGAATGCGAGATTGGGTCGTGAAAAATTACTTAGGATTAAAGCAATTGTGCTCTACCAGAGCATCAACGACGCAGCCACACAAAACACACTTAAGTTCAATTGAGCGTTTTTTGCGTTTGGCTGCAATGTTTTTTGTTGGGGGTTGATTGTTTCGGTTCTTTCTTTTCTTGGTCGGCGAGATCTGCCCTTGTCCAGAAAATCCTCTAGATTTGCCAACCGAGTCAAGATACCCCCATCCACCACAGTAAGCACATTGTGGATTTCTACCATCACAGACACACCTAACTTCAAGCATGACTTTCTCCATAGAACTTCATTCTGAATTTACATGAGTCAATGATTCATAGGACTAGCGATCATTGCAAGGAATTATCTCGAACGGGAAAGAAGGTTACGGCAGGTGTGCTAGCGCATCCACATAGGCATTTGCGAGTGTCTATGTGGATGTAAAATATAGGTTTTATTTAGAAAATACAGATTTAGGGAAAAGATAAGAGGAGCCACACTTATGACATACCATTTTATGATATGGAGGTGGTACAAATCCTTCGTATTGAAGTATGGATTTCACCGAAGATTCATAACACTGAGTACAAAGATAGTGCATTGGCTGACCAGTGTTTGCAGATTTCTTGAGGCGATAAACAACCGTAGCAACAATAGGTGTATACATCTCATAGTTTTTCTTCTCATCTTCCCATTGAGAAGCTCTATTTATCTGCTCTTCAAGCTCAATGATCTTGTCCTTAGAAATCATCAAAAGCTCATTAAGTGACATTTGTTGCTGTTGGGCGTCCATGAGCTTCTCGACAAGTTCATATGTTTTTTCTTTCACCGAGTAGTCTATTTGCATTTTCTGTATTTCCTTTACTGCGCCAACCGCACCAACAAGAGCGCTTCCGGTACCAGAAACTGCATCCGTGATTCTACTTATTATCCCTTTTTCGTTAGACATATAAATCACTCTCTTTCTATAGGGGTGACTTGAGTTTAGCCGATTTCTCGCTGTAGGGGGTACACGAGAGGACACGTCCCGGGTGTGGATAAAAATCCCGGCACTAACAAATCACGCCAGCCAAAACCTTTACTGAGATAAGCGATATGAATTCAAGACAAAGACGCGCCATGCGTTATAGAGCTGCTTGCGCCAAAGAATCCGCATCCGGTCGCAAGCTGGAAGAGACGATCGGCGGCTGCTCTATCCGGGTTCGTGGTGCCTAAGCGTAAGCCGAAAGAAACCGGTTCTATCTGCACATGCCTGACGTAGCGATGTATTACATCGGGCATCGTAAAAAATCTGATGTTAGTGCTAGAGGGTGATATGGACGATTACGAAGAGTATTTCGATAGTTTATGGGAAGGCGAGGAAGCCATGAGCTATGAAGAGTTTCTCGACGCCTTGTCTGCTTGATATTAACGACAAAACATAGGTAAATAATATGACAATCGAATTAAATATTAACGCAAACATTATTGCGCACAAATTCGCAGAAGTTACATGCAATGATAATCCTTGTGGGTTTATCGTTAAAATAAAAGACAATCTCTATCATGCAATAAATCATGAGGGAGAAAGCCAAGGAACACACAAAAGTTTTCGCGAAGCATCAGAAAACCTAGCAAAACACTATGTAATACATCATTGTGATGATGGTGTTAACACATGCAATGATAGTAAACATGAAATCAAGGATGAAGATGAATTCGATGTTTTCATTGAGACGCTAAGCCAAAAATTAGCTAATCACATCATAAATAACGTGAAAAATAAACAGTATTCTATCCATTAGTAATTTACTATATACCCAATGTGGTGAATGCGGCTATGCGCGCGCGGCGTCAGTCAAGCGTTCCCCCCGATGAGCGTCACGTCGTCAATAGTAGTTGACTGGCTATTGGCACCGGGAAGCACCCGGCACCACATCCATCCACATGGGTATTGCGAGTATCTATTTGGATGATAAACGGAGGATTTATGAGATCCAAACAGTGCAATTTAATTGTAAAAAGTAATGGTGTTATATTAACGGATGTTCCGCCGAATGTCGGTTTATACGAGTTTAGTGGCCTATGCAGATGTTGTGATGTAACAATCAAGACTAAAGAAAAGCGATTGTTTGATGTTCAAATTGTACTATTGAAAGATGACATCTCAGTAGAGAAATTAAAAAACTGGATCGTTAATGAATTCAATAAATGCAGCGTTAAATGCTCTATAGCTGACGATTCGACGAAATCCATTTCGCCGACAGTTTTTTCATCTAACAAGATTCGATCTTAACATTGTTATTTCCCTGTTGGCAGATTCTATTTCATCATCAGTTGTGTCAAGGTAACTGATAGACTCCTTGATATCACGCACGGAAATATCAAGAAGCTTAGATATGTAAGTGCGTGGCAAGTTATCCCTGATAAACCAAAGCATTTCAATGTAACACTTATTTGCATCAGAAGCATCAGAGATACAGCTATACAGCATCTCCTTTTGTTGAGAGCTAAACTGATAAGGAATGCTATTTTTTATGACACCAAAAACAATAGCTCGATGATGATTCAAGTTGTTTGATTGAATCTCATTAATGTCATTAATTGCCATATTACCCTCCATTGGGTGAGGTTTAATGGAGAATCTCCATGTGGTGATGGAGTTCGTGCGCCGGACACGGGTAAGAATCCGGCTTAAATAAAATACTACCTCCGCTTATACATGGAGACAATAAGTAATAAAGATGTGTGGAGATAGCGCCGAGCCGGCGGCACCGTAGGGAAACCGAGCGCGGATATCCGGCATGAATTGCGATTGCATGGTTTGGCGACCTATGAAGCCTGAACATCAGGGCTACTCAGGTCGCCGCCCTTTTTACAGCAGCATGAGTAGTTGGCCTTCGTAGGGCGTTGGCTGAGTGCTCATCCTGCTGTACTACGGGAAACCCACGGCCAGCTGGCCGGTGCCGTTATAACAGTGGATCGATGAATTAGACAGTGTTTTCCCATATCACATGGAAGGCAATAAATGCCCTGGCTGTCGAGATGAGGACTAACAACAATCAAGCCGATAAAAAGCGATGAGGTGAATCGTGGCTAACTCATTCAAGCAAATGTGCAAAAAAGGCGGGCCGATTTCCCGCCGTGACAGCGGGATGTTCATCAGTCTAGAGATATCCACATACAGGATGGATTTAACAAACGTATTGATGATGAGCGAACACGGCAAGCGGATGAGGAGCTATTTCAGTTCCTGTTCTCCGGTGGAACGGTACCGCCACTTGAAGTCCGCCCACGCGATGAAGGCGGTGTCTGGGTCGTCGAGGGGCACCGCCGTATTCGAGCATATCGCCGAGTAAGAGAGGCTGGCAAACCCATCAAACTGATCGCCATTGTCCCCTTCACGGGTAGTGATGTAGAACGCGTGGCACGCATCATGACCAGCAACAACCAATTGCCGCTAACACAGTTTGAGCAAAGCCTCGTTGTGAAGGAGCTGGCCGCGTTCAATCTGACACCAGATGAGATCGCCAAGCTAATCCACAAAAGCCGCGCCACCGTAGACAAGTTGCTAATCCTCAGTACATCGAATAATGACGTACAACAATTGGTGAAGTCCGGCGAAGTTGCTATGGATGTGGCTGTCGATCGCGTCAAGGAGCACGGGGAAAACGCTGGTGATGTACTGCAAGAAGATGTAAAGCGGGCCAAAGCTCAAGGCAAGAAGAAAGTTACTCGTAGTGTCGCAGGCGGATTGTTTAGCGCGGCAAAATCACGTCGACTGGTTGAGCTTCTCAGCGATGCTGAAATGGGTGAGGACGGGCGAACGCTACTCATACGCGATGGTATCGGCGACGAGGTGATGAAAATCATCAACGAATACATGCAAAAATCATGATTCAACTCTTAATCAAACAATATTTTCAAATAGATATTGTAGGTTAAAAGAAACATTATGGAGTTTGTATGCAAAAATTATTAAAGTTAAAAGAGTGGAATGAACAACAACCCGTGAAGCGATGCTATGGTTATATATTAAAAGCAATAAAGCGCGGTGACATATTCCCTCCTCCGATAAAATTTGGTAAAGAGTGGTGCTTTGAGGAGAAAGCAACATATCGCATGTTGACAAAGAGAACAAGTTTAATGGAGAGAATTAATGGGGAGACGAAGAGACAAAGGCAATAGCGACCTTCCCCCTTATTTATATGTGAGAGGTGGTTATTACTCATTTAGACACCCTCACACAAAAAAAGAATATGGCCTTGGTCGCAACCGCGCATTAGCAATTAGTGAAGCAATTCAAGCTAATATAGAATTATTAGGAAGCGGGAAGCCGTTAAGCGTTAGAATCTCTGAGGCATTAACGCTTAATTCGTGGTGTGAAGAGTACATGAAAATAGCAAAACAACGAGGTCTAAAACAAAAAACCATCCATATAAAAAAAGGTTTACATAAAATAATTTGCTCAAACTTTGGGGAAATGCCACTCACCGCCATAACCACAAAAAACATTGCTGACATATTAAATGAATATGTAAACAAGCAGAAATCTGCAACAGCAAAAATGATTCGCTCAGAGTTAAATGATATATTTAAGGAGGCAATCGCAGCTGGATATCTAACATTAAATCCAGTGACAAACACCAGAACACCAAAGTGCAAAGTGCATCGCTCGCGCTTGTCAATAGGCGACTATATGAAAATTTTAGCAAAAGCAGATGAAATTACTCCCACATGGTTTTCTGCAATGCTACGAGTTGCCCTTATAACCGGGCAACGACAGGGCGATTTATGCACGGTTTCTTGGGAAGATGTTACTAAAACCCATATCCGTTTCACGCAAGAAAAAACAGGGGCAAAAATCGCTATTCCTCTATCTCTAACAATGGTAGGGATGCAACTCGCAGATGCGCTCCCCCCACATGGGAAAGGAAGTATTTTCGTTTCATCAACAAAATCGGCCCCTTCTCCAAGAACCGTTCGATACCAGTTCCAAAGAGCTAGGGATGCGGCAAACATAGAGTGGGGAGATAAAACACCACCATCGTTTCATGAGATACGTAGCCTATCAGCCAGACTCTACGCCAAAGAGCGCGGAGCAGACTTTGCCAAGCGGCTTCTTGGACACAAATCCATGTCAACCACCGACAAATACCGCGAGCTAAGGGGAGAGTGGGATGAAATTGATTTAGAGTGA